TCAGGTGTCATGCAGGACTGCATAAGCTCAATGGGTTCAACATCACCTTTGTAGTGTCCATCATACATACCTTAGTCCCTCCCTGTGCTGCCTAAGCCACCTGTGCCACGAACAGTTTCTCCAAGTTCCTCAGCTTCCTCAAAGGACACTGGAATGTTACGCTCAATGATACACTGGGCAATCCGAGTGCCAGCAGGAATATCAATAGGCTGTCTGGAAGGATTCTCAACCAGCAACATCAGCTCACCACGATAATCGCTGTCAATGATGGCTACATGATTTGCCAACCTCAGCTTAGTGCTATAAGCAATCCCTGACCTCAGGAAGACCTTCATGTGATAACCTTCAGGTATCTCAAAGGCTAAACCTGTGTGGATTACAGTTGCCCCAAGTTCCGCGTTGAGATTGCGGATTCGTACTGCCTCAATGCTGGCTATGTCATAACCTGCTGCTCCCTCAGTCTTGCTGACAGGTATCATAGCGTTGTCTGTCAGCTTCTTAACCTTCACAACCAGTTTCTTAGAGGTACTGGAAGGTTTCTTTGTTGTTGCCATAGTAGCAACCTCCTTTGTTCTAAATTTGAATTTTGAAAAGACAAAACCAAAATGGTATTATCCTTTCTTCTTGTGTGCCAATTAGAAAAGTTGTCTAAAAATGCACTGCAAGACATTAACAACTATGCTGTTTCCTGCCTGTTTATAGAGTTGCGTATTGCTTATACCAATATTCATGCACTGTTCTATATCATTATCATCAAAACCCATAAGCCTCCAACATTCTTTGGGGGTTAGTTTACGGATTCTCAAATTGTCAGGTTGTTTCATAACTATGTGTGGTTCACGATTCCCACCAGTCATGCAATTTAAACAAGGTGACAATCCTTGCACATCATAAATCCTTCCCTGATTCGGATTTTTCCTTGTTTTTGTGGGTCTACAGTTTCCTATTTGCTGAACCTGTGGTATGTCATACTTTATACCATTCTTCACAAAATTTTCGCTGACATAATTATCAGTAGATGCCCTGTGCATTTTAGTCATACTTGCTGTTAATGGTCTGGCAACTTCCAAATCAATCTCAGGTTTATAATAAAAATTCTTTGTTCCAGTAGCAAACACATAATCAATCATCTTCTGCGAAAGATAGAATTTTTCTTCTACCTCATTCTCCAACATATCTTTCAACCTGAGGTTCAATGGGAACTTCTCAGGAAAAGTGAAGGTGCCGTTATCAATATCCTTGCGAATAGAGATGACAAAGACTCTCTCTCTATTCTGCGGTATGCCATAATCCTTAGCGTTAAGCACCTGCCAGTAGGAGTTGTACCCCATGTCATCTAAAAGTGCTAATAGCTGCTCAAAATCATCTTTGAATCTTTTGCCTACCAAATTCTTAACATTCTCAGCAATGGCATATTTAGGCTTCTTAGCCTCAATGATACGCAATGCTTCATACAAGAGACCACTACGCGTTTCGCCAGCCTTAATACCCTTTTGGAGACCTGCAATACTTATGTCCTGACAAGGGAAACCATAAGTGACCAAATCACACTCAGGTATGGCTGAAGTGTCTACTTTGCTAATGTCTCCTAAATTCAGAGATTCAGGGATATTGTGGATAGTTGAATATGACTTACTGGCATACTTGTCAATCTCACAGTAAGCAACAACCTCATGTGGTATCTTCTCTCGCTCTAGTGCCTTTTCAAATGCACCAATACCACTGAATAATGACAATACCTTTAATTTTTCCATAATTATCTTTGCTCCTTTTTGTTTTCTTTGAAAATTAAAAGACACCCTAGAAATACCTAGAGTGTCTTTACATCTTCTTTATGCCTTTTTAGCTAGTTCACCCTCAATAAAGTCTTTACCTTTAGGTGTCCAATACATGTGATTTCCTTTGTATATGACATATCCACATTCTTCATACTTTTTAGCAATTCTCCAATAATCGTAATGAGTGCCTTTAACCTTATACTGAATACCTAATGTAGCCAAAATGTTATTTAAGGTTGAAGCCTTATAACCATATAATTTTGCTATGGCTGTTACTGTCCATAAATTTTTTAATATGTATTCTCTTTCCTCTCTTTCAGCTATCATTTTTTCAGCTGCTTTCATTATCTTTTCACAACCAGCTTGAAACTCAAGGGCTTCTTGTGCTTTTGCTTTTATCTCATTCAACTCGTTCTCTTTAAGTTGCAACTTGTGACTAAGATACAACAATACATCTTCTTCACTTATCTTTTTACCATTTGGTGTTACAACCACATTGTTAATAGTGTTATACATAATAAATCTCCTTTATAGTTTACTTTAGGTTTTAAGTATTAGTAAGTAGTTAATAGTTAGATTAGAGTTACCTCTTAGTCACCCTAAGTAACCTAAGGTAACTCTAAGTCTCCTATCCTTTCTTCTTGTGTGCCAATTAGAATTTGGTCTTATGCAAAGCAGAAGTCTGACTTAGCAACCAAGTCCAAATCCAAGTTACCGAAAGCTGGTATCTCAGGCACTTCAGACAACTTTTCATCATCAATGAGGTACTTTACGGATTCCAAAAAGTTCTCAAGATGATTCTGGTCTTTATACAGACCAATAAACTCTTGTCTTATGACCTTATACAACTCTCCTGCATGGGCACAATCAGTACCAAAGCTGTCATGTATCATCATGAAGTTATTGTCACCAAGTTCCTTCATGGCTACCACAACTCGCTGAAGGTGACTAGCGTCCATACTATGAATGAAGTTAGGTGCTATGCCATTCCTTTGGGCACGACTGTCTACACTATCAGTTTCCTTTTGGTTATAGAAGCGTACCCTAGCTTTATTGAAGCGTAACTGAATGGTTTCCTGTTCCATCTTCATGTAATTTTGTTGCACTGGGAACCCATTAGGTGTATGCCAAGTCACCACCTGATTGCCCTTGCAGATTAAATCAGCTACACTCTGCAACCACTCCATACCTTCCACAGCCTTGATAACTGTGGTGGCAACGGAATCCCAAATCAGTTTAGCCATATATACGGCTGCCTGTGTAGGACTGATAAACGGATTGTCTTCTGGGTGGTCAAGTACATAAGGGTGAATAATGTCAGCCAAAAGGTTCTCTTTGAATCCATACTGCTTACTGCCGTATGCCAGCGTCATTACCGACCTCTTACATACCTTGCGTGTGACACCATCTTTACCAAACTTAGCCCGATTGAATGTCACCCAGTTCTGAGCGAGGGTCTTAGTGCCATACTTCATCTGAGGTTTACCCTCTTTATCCAGCTTGACCTCACCTTCCTTAGTGTACTTGACTTCATCATCAGTCCCACTCATAGCGTCCTTCAGTAACACCTTGTTTACCTTGTCAGCTACTATGGAATAAATGTCCTGCACTTTATCACTAGGTATCAGGTTTACTGCCTGACCCCCAACTTCATCTCTAAGCAACGCTGAAAAGTGCTGAAGACCAGAGCAAGTGCCATCAAAAGCCAAAGGTAAGCAAGACACAAAACCTTTAGCACTTCCATGTTCCTTGATGTACTCAAGTACCTTCTTGTACTCAAAGCAGAACGCTAGGAACTCCATTGGGTAGTCACCTTTGGACACCTCATACCACCACTGGTAGCCTAATGGGTCTTCAGCACTATTGACAATATTTGTCTCATTTGCTTCCACCCATGCCTGACGCTCCTTGAAGCTAATCTTGTCATTTCCTGACAGGTTTGCCCCATGTATCTTCAGCCACTTGAGGTCATCATCACTTGCCAAAGGTGTACCGTTAGCAAACAATAACAATGACTTTTGTATGTCATCGCCTTGAGGTGACAATGCAGTAGGTATTGGATAGCACCTACCTCTGTAGTCAACGTTCCAAGGAAAATAGATTGCTTCATAGTCCTTGAATCTTTCAGCGGTCTTGATGGCTACAAGACACCTCAGTGCCTTGCTTTTGCGGGCTTCTTCCATCTTGTAGATACCAACAGCCTTTTTCTTATGCTCCAAGACCTCAGCCTCACTTGCGTCCTCTGGAAGTCTAGGCAAAGTTTCAAACGGTTCAGTCTTAGGGACACCGCCAAGGCAACCCCCAGTAGCATAGATTTCCTTGAGGGTGTTCAAAACATCGGTATTAATTTTAAAGGGGGTGTCCTGCATAGCATTTAAGGCACTATAAATGTACCTCAAATCCACCATGCCTAACTTTTTAGTGTAAGTCTTTATCGCATTAGTTTCCCAACCTACTTTCAGCCGTATCAGTTGCGTATGAAGCATAGATTCCCCATAATATCCTCCATCATAAGGACTTGACCAATGCTTAGGTGGTATGATAGTAGGCAAGTATGCTATAGCATTAGCAATCAACTTGCTTTCGTTTTTATTCCATGTTTTTTCCAGCCACTCACTGACCTCAAGGTACTTAATGCTCTTATTGTTGATGGTACGCTCACTAATCCTATAGAAGTCACTACCAGCAATCAGCATTTCGAGTACCTTAGCACCCAAAACCTCTGTTTCCTGTGTACTCCATGCTAGACCACTGTAACCTTCCTTGTGCATACGATTGACAGCATAGGCAACCTTATAGGAACTTCTAGCCCTCTGGTCAATAGCTTTGTCCATCGAGGATTTTAACCACTTGAGGTCTGCTCCTTTAGCTTCCTCGTATTGATAAAACTTCTCAATATCAGCCTCACGCTTGATAGATGAACCTATGACTAATGCAATATTAGATAACGTTTGCACCTTGCTATTCTGTGGCATAAGTATGCAATCCAGAATTTTAGAGTGACCTGTGAGTACCAGAAGGTTCTCTAAGTCTTCCTCACGATTCGCATAAATGGTCAGCAAGTCTTCCATCAAGAAAAACCAATTGCTTTTGACACCTCTGGTATTATTTTCCTTGACTTGCTTTATCAATGCTCTGATATTTTCACGACTAGTTTCCCATGCGAACCCTGTCAGCTTAGAGGCAATAAGACCTTGACCTGCCTCACCCTCAACCTTCATTTTCTCAAAGGTAGCCTTGAGGTGTTGTTCTGCCTCTGTTTTGGCAGACGCTTCTAACTCCAATTCCTTGAGGAACAAATCACCATACATCTGGTGATACATCTGGTAGTCATTTTCTGAAATTTTCATTTTAAGTACCTCCTATAATTATTTGTTCTTCAACTTGTGTGCCAATTAGAAATTACCTAACTTGACATTTCAATCTACAATATGTTATGATATTATTGGATAGTTAGGCACTTTTCTCATACAAGCGAATTACATTAGTTACCCTCTTGACAGTTTAGGTGACTAAAGTAATTCGCTTATTCTATTGTTAGTGACACTCATTCATAGATTCGTATACACTCATCAAGGCGGTATCGCCTCCTATTGAACAATACATAAGGGATTCCACTGTTAGTATAATGTACCAACAAACGATGGTAGGAAATACCACAAGTATGATGAAAAGCACAATACAATCGTTCTTCAATACCATGCTCAATATGATGTACTACTAACCTACACCAACCAATTGCCCACTCTCCACAAGGGTTATACCTGTCACAAATCTCCTGCTTAGTCAATTCTCTCACCTCCATTGAACTTGCTACGCGTCTTCATAGCCTCCACAGCTTCTAAAGCACGTTCCTTAATGGTAGCTAAGTCAACCCCAAGTACCTCAGCAGCCTCTGCAATCTCCATGTCACCATCACCAAGCAATTCACCTATAAGAGCCATAGCACCTTGCAGCCTACCACTTGTCATGCTGCAATCCTCCTGTGCCTGTGCCTTAGTGATACCCAACTCATAATAGGCAACATTCCTAGCTATCCCCAGATAGTAGTAATAAACCTCTGATTCAAGGCGGTATGCCAGAGCCTTCTTTTCCTTCTTAGTCATAATTCATTACCTCCTAGATAATTTTGGTAGACTACAAGCCTCCATCGGTGCCTCTAGGAACCTAGAGACACCTAGCAAACCTTTAGTCATGCTGGTTCTTGCAGATACAGTAACGGCTTACCATTTCTAGCATAAACCTCTATACTATACCCTTGCCATTCAATGTAGGAGCCTTTAGGAATAATGTACCCAAGGTTCCTAAGGTCACGGAACAACTTGCGTACACTACTAAAAGCACGTTCACAATCTATATAGCGGTCTGTATAAAAACTTTGGTTTACATCAAATCCATCATGAGCATTACCCCACACATCTAACTCTACTATCTGTAATTTTGCTCCCATTATGCGTACCTCCATCATCATCAAATTGGTATATTCGCCCTAGCCTCCATTACTGCCTCTAGTCTCCTAATGGTAACTAAAGGTAGTTAGCAGCCTATCAAGCCTCAGTTCATAGCTTCTTGCCATTCTTTTGCTATGGTCTCAATGACTGATGAAGTCAAAATAAACTCATCATCATTGTCTATACGTTCAGTAACGTACTCACTTAACCCAACTAAATTTGAGGCTACAAAGAGTATAATTTCTACTTGAAAGCGTTCTGGGAACAAGAAAACGTTAGATGGAGGTTCCCCAAAGTCAGAGGAATAATCCTCTACAACATCACCAAGCTGCTCAAAATACTTATTGCACCACTGCACTGCCTCAAAGGTGCTAAAAGTATAACTGCCGTTGCAGTTCGCTTCTTCAAACAGCATATAAGCGAGGTCGCTCGGGTAGGCTTTGACCCCCTCAAACTCCTGCAACTTGTCAATCATTTCACCCATTACCCACTTTTCCAACTCATTCATAACTAATACCTCCTAAAACTTTTTGTTACTTTGGTAGACTACAAGCCTCCATTAGAGCCTCTAGGAGCTTTGATAGCTCCTAAAGACCCCTAGCAAACTTTAGTCTTCTTCCTCTGCTTCCTCGTTATCACCGTAGAGGTTCATAAGGTTTTCCAACTCAAACCAAATAAAATCATTTACGGCTGTGGCTGTAACATAGCCATCACCCAAATAAGCCTCAAGAATTTCCATAGCTTCCTCAGTCCTATGTTGCCTACAAATTTCCTTGCAAACATCTACAGCCCCAGACCATGCGTTGTGCATAACTTCCTCAAAGCTAACCATTTCTTCTACTACTTTCATTTTCATTACCTCCTAACCTTTTAACCACTTGCAGACATAATATATAATTGCTATGTCTACAATCACATTAGCTACTTCTAAAAATTTTATGCTTACATCTAGCATTTCCATTGGCTTTTTGGTATAATATGGCTAGGGAGGATTCCCAGAGGCTACTAATGTAGCCCCTAAGAATCCTAAAGTGTCTACTTGTCAAGCCACTCTATCAACTCACGAATGAGTTTTAAGATGGTGGAGACAATCTCTAGTAAAGCCTTGAGTACCAAGAGTTTGTTTGCGTCAAACTCTTTAGATGGTACTTGAGGCTTTTTCTTTTCCCCTTTTGCCATATTGAACCTCCTTCCTTTAGTAGTTAGAGGGCTTTTCCACCCTCTAGGCACCCTAGGAAGCTGATTCGTGTTTTTATGTTCCTAGAGTGTTACAAGGTAGAAAAGGGTCTATCTGTACGGCGGTCTTGCATACCTTTATGCAAGGCTTTTGTTTTCTTTATGTAGTTTTCAATGTACAAGCGTGGATACTTTTTTGACGTGTGGCACTTTTTGTTTTCATCACTTCCTTTAAGTGCCTTGTGTTACCATTGAGAACACATTCTTTTGTAAAATTTTTTGTCATTAGGTTTACCCCTTTGACATTTTTTATGTTATCATATTGTGTTCTCATTGTCAACACTTTTTTTATTTTTTTTTTTTCGTTGTCATAAGTCATGGTTTATTGTTCCATGTCCTGCTGACATGTATTATATTATCATTTCATGTTCTCAATGTCAACACATTTTTTCTAAAAAACTTAAAAAATTTTTTCTTTCATTATATAGCAAAATTTGCAATCAATGACTAAATGTGATACAATGAGAACATAAAATAAAAGAGGTGGTGTTACAATGGAAAAGACAACAAAAGAAAAATATATCCATGTACGAATTGAAGAAAAATTCAAGAATGAAGTGACCACAATAGCTAAAGAAAACGGATTAACAATTTCTACTCTGGTTAATATGCTTTTGCATAAGTATTACAACGAACACAAAAAGTAATAATAATAATAAAATCCCTATGTATTTAAAGCAGCCTAAAGGTAACAAGATAAATACATAGGGATTTTATATTTTTTCTAAAATGTGTTGACAATGAGAACATAATCTGTTAATATAAGGTCATCAGCAGGAACAACACCAGATACACAAGGCTGCCAAAAGTAGCCTAAAGGTCAAACAGATAGGAGGTAATATAAAATGAAAGTCATTATCAATAATAACTTAAAGCCACCATAGGCAACCCCAAGGCAACCCCAAGGCAATCCCTAGGCAATCCCTAGGCAACCCCAGAACCTTGAAAACTCCATATCTTTGGTCATAGGTGCTTAAAATAAGCACTTGATACCCCTTGAAGCCTTGCTTCTACTATGGTATAATAATTTCATAGTAGAATTACAAGGTAATAGAGGCATTACCACTGGCTGTTTTTTAGGGAACCTGTGGAGGGTTTAAGGCTCCCAAAGTGTACAGCGGTGACTGAAGGGTGCCCAAGGGGGTATTCTGCACCGCCTCGCCAGCAGATATGGGCTTAAATTTATTTTCAAATTTTGAAGTCCAATGATAGGAGGTATGTAGATGGCTATGTCAAAGAGAAGACCAAAAGGTGAAGGTTCAATCACTAAGCTACCTAATGGCAACCTAAAGATGACCATAACATTGGGAGTTGGTGCTGATGGTAAGCAAAAGAGACGTTCAGTCACTGCTAAGACCAAAAGTGAATTGATGGATAAAGTGACAAAGTTAAGAGTTGCCTTAGGTCAACCTCGTGAAACCAAGATGTACTTTAAGGAACTCGTAGAAACCTATTTGAGTTGGAATTATGAATCCATGCGAGACAATACAAAGTCTAGCTATGAATATGTCAAGCAGAAGGTCTTAGAGCCTCTGTATGACTATAGGGTTGATAAGATTACCCCAGAGTTAATAGATGAAGTCTTAGATAAAGTAAGAAAGAAGAATGGTGAGATACCTTCTATGCAGACCATGAAGACACTCAAAAGCAAGCTAAGTGCCTTATTTAACTTTGCAGTGTCCAGAGGTATCATAGGGTCATCACCACTACGAGGCACTAAAAAGCGTATGAAGCCTGTTGAGAAGGTGAATAGGGTTCTCATACCTACCACTAAGGAAATGAGGGAACTCCTAAAGTACACAAAGGAACGTGATGAGACCTGTGATAAAAGGGCTATCAAATTGTACCCATTGTTTCTCCTAGCGATTGCCACAGGTATGCGTATAGGTGAGCTTCTGGACATTGATAGAGAAAGAGACATAGATTTAAACAATCATACTATTTCTATCAATAGCCAGACAACAAGGTATGGTCATAATCAGGAACTCAAGACACCTTCATCACATAGGGTCATCTTTGTGCAAGCTGATATACTTGAGACTGTCCTTGAGGTTGTCCCTGTGTCACCTAAGACCACAAAGCTATGGCATTATCATGACCAGCCTGTGAACTATAAGACTATGAACTCTATATTGTCTTATTTCTTCAAGGATAACGATAAAGTACCTGAAGGTTTCACTTTTCACTGCTTTAGGCACTATCATGCTACCCAACTATTACTCAAGGGTATCAATGTGAAGGAAGTGTCTAAGAGATTAGGTCATGCTAAGATACAGACTACGTTAGACCTTTATGCACATTGGATTCCTGAAATGGACAAAAGTGCTGCAAATATCATAGGGAATGACATGATTATTTAGGTGCTTATAGGTGCTTATTGGCTAATTTAATGAGCATAATGAGCAAATCAAAAAGACCCTCTATGGTCGATAACCCTTGTGGTTATTGACTTTAGAGGGTCTTTAGTATTCTAAAGGATTTATGAATTATGTTCGGCCTGGAAATTCAAAGACATCATCTTACATCAAGTCCTTTCTGCTTTCACAGGTAGGTGCTTATAAAATTGGTGCTTATAGGTGCTTATATTACATTAATGCACTCATTGTTCTCTATAAACCTATATAACTCCAATCTTGTAACTCTGTAATGCCTACCTATTTTAAACACCTTAATTTTGTCCTCTCTCATGTATTTAGTAATAGAAGAAAGAGGTAAGTGTAACATCTCAGATATGTCTTTAGGAGAAAATGCTATCTGTTTATCCCATCTACCTGATTTGCTACTGAAGAATTTATCTAATTCATTCTCTAACATTTTATCATACAATCCTTTTAAAATAAATATTTTGATAATAAAAAGGTAGTAAGAAAGAAACAATCTCTTACTACCTTTTATCAACTCTTTATGTCTTGAATCCACTTATAAGCACCATAAGCACTTCAACCACATATTTCATCTGTGTCTTGAAGTAACTTATAGTACATCATCAACATCAGGTGGACATACATATACTATATATACTTTTTCCACCTTTATTCCTTCTTGTGTGCCAATTAGACTTTTTTCAAAAAGGTTATCATTGTGTGCCAATTAGAAGCACTCTCAACAACTGTTCAGTACCACAGGACACTCTAAGATTCCCTAAGTTCCCTTACGTTCTTCAAGCAATCCTTTTGCACCCTATGTTGCCTCTGGTTCAGAATCCCAAACATCAGCCAGTCCTCTATGTCACCTTCAAGACCATCTTTCTTACTTACCTCAGAATCAATATCCATGTTTTCCAACCAGTAAGCCACAGCCATTGTAACAGCGTCAAGGCGGTCATCATGAGCTATAGCGTTCTTATCGCGACAAATGCGTGTCATCTGGTAAATCAAAGAGTAAGCCTGATTGGTCTCATAGCGTCTATAATCATTCTCAATGACACTCTTATTGACAATCAGCTTGTGTCTCATTAACACAGGTTCTAACGTATCAATGATACGAAGTTCCTTCTGTTTGGTATTCTTTACCTCAGTGATAACGCAAGGGTGAATTTTAGTAAAGATAGGTGTCATCACCTTAGTAAACATTCCGTCACCAAAGTTTGCCTCTACCACAACTTCATTCACTTCCCAGAACTTAGCCAACTGAGCCATCTTAGTCAACGTAAGGTCACTATAACCTTCCTCAAAGCCTCCTACATCCATCAGGAACAAGTAGCCATTGAGACACTTAACGATAGCATAGGAACTTTCGTCTTTACCTCTACCAGAAGGGTCAATAGCCATAACAGTTCCAGTGTAAGGCATGGTCTCAGGAGACCTGCTGAGGGGAGCATAATACATATCGCCCTTCATGGCAACACAAGGAATGTCTGGAATCCTCTGCTGTGCCCCATTAGCCCATGCCCACTTAGTTGAAGTTTCGTGCATATCAAGGTCTTCCACAATCAAATCAGAGACCTTCAGAGGGTACTTCTCATAGTCAGACAAGTTAGTATTCAGCATAAACTGAAGGGCAAATCCAGCACGACCATAAGACAACTTTCGTTTTGCTATTTCTATTTCATCAAATCGGTCAGGGTCTGTTGGTCTCCCTGCATACTTCTCTGGGTCACTATCGTACCTATCAGCTATGAATGGTGCTAAAGTGTCACCATAGGAATCTCTTTCAGCCTGAGTTTCAGGATAAAGGACAGTCCAAATGCGAGTGACATAACCACGATTCTGCAAAGTATTATAAAGTGACGCTTCATTCTGAGGTGTCCCAAGGTAGATAATCTGACCATTAGGTTTCAGAATAGCGTCATATTCTTTGACAGCCTCAGCAAGTTTGTCTCGCTGCAACTGTGTCCCAGAGTTTTTAGGAACTTCCACATCATCAGAAATAAGCAAGTCAGCACGCGTACCTGTTATCTGACCAGTGATACCAACGGATTTTACTGAAGGGGAAATATCTGCCTTAGCACCACCAACAGAGAATAAATTCTGGGTGTCTAACTGCTCCTTAGAAGCCTTCATATCCTCAAGGAACGGCAGGGTATTAATGATACTCTTGATAAAGCGGGCATTAGCGTCTGCTCTATCAGAGGAAGCAGAGATTATCAAGACTTTCAAATCCCTGTCAGACCACAGCCTCCACACAGCATAAGCACACGTTAGGAAACTTTTAGCCACCCCTCGGAATCCCTGAATGATAACTCGGTCACTGGGAGGATTCTGAAGGAACTGTGCAATATCAATCTGTATTGGAGTTGGATTCGGAAGACCAATGGACTTCCATACAATGTATACAAAAGCCCAAAAGTTCTTCTTTGCCTTATCTATGTCATTTGGTGTCCAATTCAATGAATGTATTCCTCCCCAATAAGGTCAGGAATACTGTTCATATCCTGAAGTATGCTCTTGACACCCTCAGTCTCCGTAGTGGTAACGAAGTTGTTGTCTTTCAGGAACTGACGAACCTTAGCCAAGAAAGCAGGATTCTTTCTCATTTCAGGGTCACTCAGACCTTCCATAAGAGCGTCAGCCTCACCCTGAGCCAAAGCGTCAACTATCTCTTGAGGTAATTTAACCATAGCCATATATCATATCAGCCTCCTTTAGAAACACTAAAGGCTACCCACAGGAAGCCCATAGGTAGCCTTAAACAATACTTACATATATTTATATCAAGTGGTTATTAAGACGCACCACACAGCGTCTCATGGCTTACCAGTCCATGTACATCTTGTTACCATCAAAGGTGAAGCCATCAAACTGGAAGTTATCGGTGTACTGCCATACAAACCCCATCAGGTCATCTCTGGAACTCCACTGAGCGTTCCACACAGGACACCCAAGGGACTTCCAATCAATGTAGGTCTCCAACCAACTCAGAGACGCATAGACACCCCAATTCAACTTTAGATGAATACCAAAAAGCCTACACATATCAGTGATTTCCTCAGGGTCAAAAGCGAATCCATGACGAGCCTTATAGCCATCAGCGTCCTCCATATCATAGAATACTGGAAGTTCCAGAAGTACCCCAGCGTCCTCAATGACCTTACGGCAGTGCAGAGCCTCCTGAACAGCTTCCTCCCTGTTGAGGGCATAACTATAATGGTAAGCACCAACCTTCATACCAGCATTGTGAGCAGCATTGACATTATGCAAGAAGCAAGAATCAATACCGCTTCTGCCATAGGAACTACGAACATACACGAATTTGATACCAGCAGCAGCCAGTCTATCCCAAGTCTCCTGCGGAATGTAGCCGTTATTCTCAGATACATCAATTCCCTTAGTCAACCTTAGTCACCTTCTTCCTATTCTTAGCAGTTGTAGTCTGCGTCTTCTTACTCTTTGTGGTCTTCTTACGCTTAGTGGTGGTCTGAGTTACCCCCAGCTTCTTCAAGAGCCAAGGAGTGAACTTATTGCCACTTAAAGCATTGATGTTGTCAACATAAGTCAGCAACTTAATAATAATACCAAAAACCTTATCAATCATATTCATTCGTTATCAACCTCCGTTTCTAAATCCTCAGTGTTGTTGTTAATCATCTCTACTCTATTGAAAGTAAAAATAGACTTCAAAGGTACATAATGATTTTCAACAGCCACACCTTTAATCTTAATCTCCTTGAAATTATGCAAAAAACCAGCAAGCAAAAGTACCCTATACAGAGCAAAAGCCTCTATGTAACCTCCGATACCATAAGGTATCTTATAGGTATCTATAGCGTCCTCATGGCGAACTGTCGCATATACATCAAGCTGTCTTATATCCAGACCATCATGAGGTCTGTAGTTGATATAAGGTTCAAGCTGACGCACATCAAGACCACTATGGGGTCTATGGGTGACATAAGATTCTGTGATACCTGTTATCTCTGGTCTGTCCATACCTTCCCAAAGATTTATAAGGTCATCACGCTTGTATGTGTAGAACACTTCTAACTTGCGTACATCAAGACCATCATGGGGTATATGGGTGAGGTAGGTATTCACCCACCCCCCAGCACCTTCAGGTAAACTAAAATCTACCTTATCATCATGCTTATGAGTAACAAAACCTTCAGCAGTAGCAACTAATGCCATATTTACTCAGCCCCATTCACAGTGAAACTCAAAGTCTTCCCTTCAATTTCATCTCGCGTGAAAGGCAACCCTGTGATACTATTGGTCTCCGAATGGGCTATCTCATACGCTCTGCCACTGGAATCAGATACATCAATAGTGCCTACATCAGCACCCTCAAGCGTAAAAGTTCCTGTGTTGATGTTTGCGTCACGAGAAGTAGCCTGAAGCACAGCACACACCCCTGTTATGTCAGAGTATTCAGAGGAATCCGAAAGTCCGCTAAGGGTGTATGTGGTGGTACTTCCTTGAGGTATATTCTGTTCAGTCTCAGGGGAAATGTTAAGTTTGACAAATTTCTCATAACCAATTCTTCTAGTGTCCTGAAGTATGAAAGAGGACAGATATATCTTAGCATTGTTCTGAGCCTGCACATATATATGGTTTATTAGCTCTGCGAAAGCACTAGGAGACCTATAGGAAAACATCAATTTATGGTCAAACCATACATCAAGTCTTCCTGCGTCACCAGTTTTTATATGCAACTCAATGTTATGCTTCTTCTTATCAGAAAAATCAAAAGAAACTTGTGGGTCATAAAGGGTATTGTTATTCTTATCTACTACCTTAAACACATATACTTGTGATGATGAGGTTTCACCATAGAGATGTGGAAGATTTTTACAACCTATAGAGACCTTCCTTACCCCTAATGCGTCCTGTACATACATATCAAATGACAACCATATTTCATTAGTTGCTTCTATGTTTTTCTGGATATAATCATTCGTTACATAAATGTATGTGCCTGTTTCTGTCAGACCTTTATCTGTACTCTTTATAGTTGTGCCACCTGTGTGAGCGATAAATCCCTCAACAAAACCAGTATTCAACCATCTCAACCTTATCAACCTCCTTAATCATGCTAACTGAATCGCTAAGGTATCTGGGTGGAAAATAAGCACATCATCTTCCACTGTCCCCAACACCTTAATGAAATTACCTGATACGTTTGGAATAGTACCCCTATAAGCACCATCAGCACCTACAAATACAGTCATGCCATCTGGAATGTCATTAATGGCAAACTCTCCCTGTTCCAAAACTTGTACCTTCCCATTCTTAGAATCACTCAAGGCAATCACAACATCTTGAAGTGTTGTATAGTCATTGAAGTCTGCCTTGACAAACCCACCAGCCTTATAGCCAAGTACAGTACCCCTAGTCACCTCTAAGCCATCAGCAAGTTTGACCTGACGCTCCAACTGCAACTGTTTGAGATTCTGTGTCACCTCAGTCACTGTAAATGTCCCCTGTTCCTCAATAACATGGAGAAGCTGAAGCTGAAGTCTCGTTAAGTCAGTCTCACGCAACACAGAGCCATCATGGAATTTCACTAAGCGGTCTGTAGTTGTCTTCCTATAAATATATACAGTATCAGTTTCCTGAGTTGGACGAAGTAACTTAACGTAACTGTCAGTTACCTCATAGTCAATACTGAGTGTCCAAGGTTTCTCATTGACTTCTACTTTGACAAAACTTTTCTCTAAGTATGGAAAAGGAATGAGGTAGCTTTCGCTACCCCCTGCATACGTTACATCAATATTCATCTAATCACCTCTTTTTAGGCTCTTTATCTGGCAAATCAAGACCATCACCCAAAGCCTCCACAAAAGCTGGTAATGCAAACATCTTACCAATAGGAATAGCCTTATAGATGTTCTTCAGGTCACGTTTAGTGAACTTATCGTCCTCTGCACCAGCTATAACATCATAGACAGACTTACCACCCAGCCACATATTACTCATAGTATTGAAAGCTGGAAGCTGAGACAATGCTGTGGAGATATGGTCAACTGGGGTGTCATTTGGGTTACTCCTAGCAGCCTTGCGGTCAACTGTAGTACGAATAGAAGTCTTACCTGTCCATGCCTCCATTATGTCATTCCCAAAGGATAATGGAGTACCAAGAATGGTAGAACGAGTTGCCACTACACGCATAAGGTTATCCTGATTAACCATGTAGTCATAGTATTCCTCAGCCTTTTTGTCTGCCCCTACTGCCTTGTAAGCACCATAAGTAGCACCTACTCTAGCACCATAGGCAACCAAATTTGTCATAATGCTGAGTACAGTAGCCATAAGGTCATCTCTATCCTGTGCCCTCATAGCCCTGAGTGTCTGAGAAGTCATAGACCTCAAAGAGAAGTCCTTAAACTGGAAAAGAATCTGTGTGAACTGGTTGGTATTCTTCAGGAGGTTTTTATTCCCCTGCCTCTTTGAAGACACAATACCTCTCTCTGCCTGAAGCTGAATGAGGTTGTACCATTTCTGGTAACTAATAACATCTTCCTGCCTCCACTTCTCTACATCAAGTTTCTTCAGCTTATCCCCATCAAACTCAGCATACTTCAAGATGTTGTCTTTGATATGCTTCCAGTCATCTAAGGAGACATGAGCAGCCTTGAGTTTAGCCTCTGAGAATGGATTGCGAATCCCCTTCACAGACTTTCCACACGCTTCACGAATTGAATCACTTATCATACTTGACCTCATGGCACGAATCATGCCCTCAGTCATCTTAGGCAACATATTCATAGCATTAGTATATTTGCCAAGAGCTTGCACAACATCAGCAGTATTTCTACCAAATCTGTCAGTGATACCATTGGTGGTCAAAGCATTTCGAGTAGCCATATCTCGCCAATTATGCGTAAAGACCTGAGAATCCAGACTTCTTCCAAACATAATGTCATCTACTTCCTGAATAGCTGCATGGTCAGCATTAAGCAACCTATCCATAAACCTACCGAGTGGAGGGATAATGTGAGGCAACTGTTTGATACCGCCATAAGCCACAGTATGACCTAACTCACCAAGCTGGTTGAATCCCATGTTAGCTCCATTGGAAGCATAAGACACATTTCTAAACATTCTCAAAAATGCCCCAAATCTCCCCATGTAGTCAGCACTCTCAGGTCTCACACCACGCAATTCATCTATAGCGTCTGAGAACTCTCGATACTCTCTGTCAGCAACCTCAGGTCTTATACCATTAGGTTTACCTTTGGCTGTCTGAAGTTCCCTTTCCACCTTTGCCATAGTGTTCTTCAGGTGTTCATCAGATTTGAAAACAGCCTTTAAAGCACATTCACCAGCAAAGCGATTCTTGTTCTTCATCAGAATATCATCAAGGTCATAAGTCCTCAGATTGTTGTCAAAGGAGAACTCTGTGCCATTCTCAAGTTTCATCACACCTGAGGTATCACAAGGAATACGTTCCTGCAAGAAGGACAACTTACCTAACTCTGCGTCTTTGGCTTTTGTGTTATGAACTGGGTCAAATACCCCTTCCAGCAAACTCTTAACAGCATTAGGAATGTGCTTATTAAGATAAGCCTCAACATCAGCGTCAGTCACTACCTCGTCCCTAAGTTCCTTCAGTTTCGCCTCAGCACCATATTTCTGCTTCAGAACATCATTCTGCTCTCTCAGCCTCTTGTTGGACAGTTTGATTCCACGCAAGAGTTTTGCCTTGATAACATCTTTCTTTGCAAATGTCCTGAAGTAGTCTGATAGGAAATTGATAGCGTCTTCAGTTGTCCTGAAGTTGCCTCCAATGAAGCTATCGACCCTTTCTCGGTCAGTGATTCTCCACAGCTCACCATCAACCTCATACCAGTCCTTGTCTATCAAGTTGTCATATTTAGACCCCACGGATTCACTTGAGGTCTTGCCAATCTCAATCTGCAACTTTCGGTACTCATGGAGTGCTTCAACACCCTCCATAACTTCCTTATCAAACTGAGACAACTCCTTAGACCTACTTGCCTTATTGCCACCATACTTCAGATTGTATGCCTCTACCACATCTTTGTTATAAGCAAATCTATCTGAAGTTGATGGCCTAAACTGTTTCAGGAATCCCTGATTACTGAGCCACTTCTGACGAGCCTCAAAGAACCTAATCATAGGCTGTTCAAGTCTCTGCTCAATCTGCAACTTATGTGTCTCAGCAGGGATAGTCTTCACATCACCCATGCCTCTGCCCTGAGCGTCCTCCCAGATTCTAGGAGTGTACTTACGCAACGTATTGGACACCGATTTGATACCAAGACCAAAAATACCCTGCTCCAACATATTGCTCACTTTCCTCAAGGCTTTGTTCTGATTAACAGGAGTGCCATTCTTTATAGCGTCTTCCATGCTATAGACCTCAGCAAGTCTCACAGGTGACATAATGTTATCCTGAGAATACCTAATGCCAGCAAAGGCAGTAGAACCATCCTCATTCATGTGAAATGCTGTCGGGTTCCTCTTAGCTTCCACCTGTTCCTTCATAATCTGCTGAATGTGCTTCATATCCAAGTGAACATTGTAGCCCTCAGCTTTGAATCCCTTATTGAAATAACCCTTCAGCTTTGACCACATACCATCAGGAAGTTTACCTTCCTCCACCAGTTTCGCCAAGATTTCCTCAGGGTCAAATGCACCAACCTGACGCATAGCCTCATGGTACACAGTACCTTCCTTAGCTGCCTGTTTATTAATGTCATTCATCAGCCTCTGGTATGCTGTGTCACCTAAAGACTGCTTTAAGCCACCATGCACACCAACCTCATGTGCCAGTAACCTATCAACTTCTTTAGGATTAATTCTATCCGTCAAGAGGATTGTATAATCCTCATTAGGTACATAGATAGCTTTAGCCTTAGAAGGTATGTCTATACCACTTGCGTCAGCTATGGCTTTCCTTGCAGTCTCATAGGTAGTCGCAATAACCCTCTGGTTTGCCTCAAGTTTACTGTAAACACCACTCTTTACCTTCTGGGTAAATGAGGTGTCATGATGTGACAGCATAGTTCCTAAAGTCTCCGAGCGTACCTTGACCATATCCACTTTGGTGGGGTCAACCGCATGGAGAATTGCTTCAGATTCTATAGTGTCAGCCTTTTGTGCTATTTCAGCATGAAGTTTACCTTTCTTCATCATGTTGAGATAGCCACCACCACCAGCTAAGATACTTCCCCCAAGAAACGCAAGTAAAGCGTCCTGTGCATAATGTACCTTTTCGCCTCCATATTTCTCCTTGAGATAATTGTCACCAGTTGTCACAGCACTCTGAGCAAGTCCAGACTTAAAGGCAACCTCTGACAACGCACTGACCTTCTTCAGATTAGAGACACCTTCTCCCAGCCTTGAAAGAGCCTTAATTTTCGTTAAGGCACCTCCAACTGGAATAAGGTTCAAAGGGTCAGCAAGATACCCAGCAGCACCAGCACCATACATCAAGAAACTCTGTATGATATTCTCATTCCCTGCTCTCCACTGGGCAATATCCTGTTTCCTCTGCTTATCAACCAACTTCTGATTAACCAGCCATCGGATATTTTCTTTGTCAAGACCGTTCAGAAGACAATACTCCTGAGCCTCCTTATCATTTGGCAGAGCCTGTTTGACATAATCAATATCCTCTTGTGTCACAGGTTCCTGCTTCCACCCTGAGTGTGCCAATCCACCCCAGAGTGTCTGCATGACCGAAGCAACTCCTGTGGTAGTCATGGAATCCATGAAGTTCTCTCCAAGTGCCTCCCAGAACCCCAAGGTCTTCACAGGTTGCTCAGTGTACGTTGTGATATTCAGAGGGTCACTCATGTAACCCACATCTTGTTGAAGTAACTCACTCATGCCAGTAGCCTGACCAAAGGAACTGAAGGTCAGCTTAGGTGTCTGTGGGTCTCTTGCGTCATGCCCTGAGAAGTCAATGTCCCAATGGTCTTCCTCCCAGTTACAAGAGAACCCAAGGGAATTAACGTATTCCTTAAAGGCTTTACCACCAGCCGTATTACCTTTAATAACATCATTCCACACATCAGCTTTCCAGCCAGCAGAGTGAGTAAAATCTTGACCATCACCAGAATGATAACCCCACTCAGCACCACCTGTGAGTAACAAGGGGTCTCCTGTCATATCCCTCACATACTGAGATATAGCATTGAGACCAGCAATAGTCTCATATCTCAGATTCGTAGTATTGGTCACATTCTGGTCTGGATTGTTTACAACAATGTTATTCATGTCGAGGACAGGAGGTGCCTGACGGAAACCACCTGAGGCACCATTCTGTGTCAAAAATCCCTTCATGCCCAACACATAGTTGTCATAACTATCCGTAAAGTACCCATTGTCCTGCAAAGTTTGCACATAGGTATCAAGGTCATCTATGCCAGCAATATTGAATCTCGGAAGTACAGTGCTGGCATAATTAACGTACTCCTCATCGGAATCAAATGAAATATGACCAAATTCATCAGCCATTTTCATTCCTGCAACACCCTTGAGACCACCATAGTTATGATGGTACTGTGCTAACTCCGAAGAACCATTAGCAGTTTCATGTTGCATTTGTGCTAAAAGCAAGTCCTGATTTATGCCTGTGTTGGCACTTATCTGACTTGCTATTTCCTTTAATGACATACTTCCTCCTTAATCAAATCCTACAAAATTCTTAATACCTTTTATAATATCACTGGTAAACTTCTGGATTTCTTCTACACCCTGATTAGCTTCCAACATATTATATTCAGGTTCAAAGTCAGCAGCTACCAAATCATCAGGTGTCATTGAGGTATCATTAGCAACAAATGTCTCCACCTGTTTCGTACCTTCAGCCCTTGCAGCTTCCTGAGCAGCCAGCCTAAAGTAAGACAAAGGCTTATACCACTTCTTAGTAGCCTTACCACCAATAGTGTGATTTACAGTTGATTCAAACATGAAGGTCTCATGCACTTCATCATAATTAATGAAGATACTCTTATCAGCAGTACCATCATCAAGGTAACATTCATTATCCAAAGCAACTGCAAACCAATAGTTATCAGCCTGTGTCCCAAGTTCGTTGTAGCAACCTTTAGGTATCTCAGCGTGCCTGTAGTAAACATAGTTATTAGCTATCTCACTACCAGCCAAATTCATAGCTGCTTCATCACCCTTACCTTCCATTTTATAGATAGCACACAGAGTTTCCCATGCACTCCTTCTGGAAGGTGAGTTGGTAATATCTACCTTATGGTCATACGAATCGCCCCTGAGATTTGCCACTCCTTTAGCGTCATAGAAACTTACGCTACTAAAAGGCTTCTTAGCGTCAGTCTTCTGTTCCGAGGTGTACCCATTCCACACAGCATATTTCTGCATAGCGGAATCAAGACTACCAGTACATCTTGTCAGTCCTGCAATAGTCATAGCCTCGGTTGCCAAAGTGCCACCAAAGGTAGCTATGACACCTGAAGGGTCTCTGTTTATCCAGTTAATCAAATCCTTTGTCTGCTGGTCATACTGAACCTGACCGTTACTATCCAGTGTCACCCCTGCAAGAGAAGTGGCAAACTGTGTACTCAGGTCACTCTTGATGTTCTTAGCTTGAGGCATAGCCATAACCTTAGTAATAAGACCATAGTTACCACTTCCAGCCAAGTAGCGAATCTGGTTACTCATGCAATCTACAAAGACCGCTGGTTCAAACTTCATGTTACTTATAGAACCATACTGACCACAGAACTGCATACCACTCTGCCATGCTCCAATAGCCTGACTAATAATATCAGGGTCACTTATGGTCTTTCCACCAGCACCACTGCCACCAGCAGCAGTCAGCTTAGACCTTGCATAAGACCTCATTAATGCCTTATCTTCATTCTCCTTCTGCCTTGCCCTAGACAAAACAGCAGGGATAGCCACACTCCGCTTCCTAAATTCATCAGGATTTGTGAACTGAAAAGCTATGGTTTCGTCAATGAACTTCTGAGCCTGTTTGGTGTCACCATATTTCTTACACCAGTCTTCCACCTGTGCCTGATTGTACCTCATGTTCTGAGCAAGGTTAGCCTCACTCAACAGCTTCTTATCTACAATGTCAGACATTACCTTAGTGTCACCAGCCATATTTGTCTGAATGATAATCTTGTCCAACATCATATTTAAGCGTTCTGTAGGCATAACACCAGTTTCCACCAGTTCCTTAACCCAGTCCTTCACCAGCTTTTCGCGTATTTGTGCTGGCAATCCCATCAGCCTAGTGCTATTGAAGATTTCCTGCACACGCTCTGAGAAGGTGTGGTTATCTTTTGAAAGAATCAAAGGAGCGTCTGCTGTCAACTGACCTAACTCATTTGTTATGTCAGACACAGTATTGATGATAGCTTCCTCATTCTTCTTTTTGTTGTAAGCAGTGACAAGGTTATTATTATTGACCAAAGCGTTCTCATAGTAACCTTTGTCAAACGCAAGGAGATTAGAGGCAGGAGCGTTCCTCAGAATTTCATCTCTGCGGTCATTGGTAAACTTTGCGTACCTCTGGGCTTCCTCAGTAGCACTCTTAGCAGGGATAGACGCATATTTGTCATCATATTCCTGTTTGATTTTGGCAGACAAAAAGTTACCCCTTAGTTTCTCAGCGTATGCCTTGAAGTATGGATTAGACCCCATGTCAACAAAACCAGCTATCTGTGCCCCATCAATCGTATTCAGCTTCTCAATTTCCTCAGGTGACTTACTCTTAATAAGAGCCTCCGCACCTTCAAGACCTGTGGATTCCAAATACTTCTCATGAGACACAGCATAACTCTGCAAAGCATTATTCAGCCTTGCCATATTGTCAGCCAAAGTAGACCATGAGGATTGCCCTGCGTATACCTGAGATGGTCTAAGGTCATTGTAGCGACCCTGATATGTTGCGTCAGGCTTTGGGGTAAACTGCCTAGCTGTCCCCAAAGCGTCTGAAATTGCATTAGGCATTTATCAATCTCCTTCCTATTAAAAGGTATATTTTCTTCCGAAAAGACTTTCATACTGAGTAGCCTTGCTCACATACGGATTCGTCCTCTGGAACGAAAAGTTCTTTGTGTCAAAGGACAGTTCCGTTTGGAAACCCAAGGTCTCCTTGAAGTCTGGAATGTCACCCTTGAGTGCTTTCATATCAAAAGCATAGTTAGGGTCAGCCACTCCCTGCCAGCCACCAGCGGTTGTCTTTCCATCATAACCTCCGACACCAGCCTTGCTCCTGATTGCCTTTAAGGATTCCTCAGTCTGAAGACCAGTGTAATAAGCAACACCTAAAGTAGCCAAGCTAGACAACAATGAAGGAGCTTCAGGTTGCCTTATGCTACTTATCTGTGCCTTAGTGTTGACCAAAGCACTTTCCTTATTCAAGTCAATCTCATTCGACTTGCGTCTGTAATTGTCTTTTGCATTAGTGGTTGCTCTATTCACATCAGCCTGACTTGCACGTTTGATAAGGTCTGCGGTTCTGCCTCCACCAGCAAGCCCCTCATTAACAGCAGCATTGACCTGAGAAGTCAGTCTGCTACCCTGAATCTTGATTTTCTCAAGTTCTTCAATAGTAGCGTCAAAAGCGTCTGCACGTTCCTGTTCAAGATTCTGTAGGTTGAAGTTCATAGAGGTTATCATGTTCTTAGCTGTCTGAGCATTAGCTGCCCCCTGAGCCTCTAGTGCCTTATTCTGACCATAGAGACCCAAAGCAGCACTGCCAACTGCCATAGCAACACCCAAAATATCACACTCCTTTCGACCTAACAACAAAGCTACCTTCCCAAAGGAAACCTATCAGTGACAAAGGTAATGGCAACTCTGAATCAATATCTATTGTTGCATTGGTATTGAGGGTCTGCACAGGGAACTTAAAGATACCAGTGTCATCTGGTATGCGTCCCAAGGTTGCAGATTCCATACCAATCTGTCTTCCAGTCATCTTATACTGGCATTTACGCCCACTGCCATAAGAAACAGTAACAGTAAAACCACCAGTATTCGCGTAATTGAGACGGATATAACGCACCTGAAGTCTCCCAGTAAGATTCGTAGTCGAACTATTAGCGTCCTTATTCTGAACGTAGATAGGACTGAATCGAATATGAAAATTATAAGGCAACCCCATAATAACATGAGTATTGCACCAATCTCCCATGAGTACAACTTTTCCATCATTCACCTCACATTCCTGATACTTACCATCAGAAGTGACAAGACCAACAACCTTAAAGTCCTCCGAGTTATCCAAAGAATACTCAATGCCAACATTGAAAGTTGTTGTCTTAGTGTCAATATCATACTTAGCCGTAGTAGCAACCTTCTTGCAGTCAAGATACACCCTATAAGGCTCTTGACCTATAAGGTCTTCAGAGCTAAATGAAGTAAAATTCATCTTCTCCAAACAGTGTTTGCCACCACGATTTATCAACAAGTACAAGGTACTCCCAGCAAAGAAAGCACCAAAAATTCTGCCTCCCATTTCCCATCTGCTCCAAGAAGATTGAACCCTTTGCTCATTCAGGAAAAGATATTTGTAGACATAAAATGCCGTATTGTCCCCATGTGTCATAAAGAGCATTATGTTCTCATTGGTATTTGAGGCAACCTGATAGACACCATTAGGTATATAATCAGGAACATGGGAAGTAATATCCTGAGCGTTCTTTTCCTCAGACACCTGTTGTACCGAGTAATACTCTTTGATACTGGTGAACTCAGACCTATCCGCTGGAAAATAAAGGTTTCTCCCTGCTCTCACAGGTCTGCAATTCGGATTCGCATTGAATGAAGTTACCTCCACCAATGCAGTGTTTTTAGGAGACAACACACCATCAGCCCTCAAGACAAACTGACTTTTATCAGAGAAGCAATAAAGTTCCCCATTGTAAGGAACAGCCCAATTCAGGAAGTTTACACGTTCCGTAGTGGTTGCAACATCTATAGGGTCTGTATCTAATATGTCTGTTGCTGTGGTCTGCCAAAAGTTGAAGTATTCTGCACTCTCACTACAAATGACATTTTCTCCTGACAGGAACACTAAGCGATTCCTATGGAACGCTATGTCACTTATAGGATTGTTGATAAATGAAGGAACTGGATTGCTGTCTTCATCACCAATTTCTCTTTTTTTCCAATCACACCTCTGGAACACAAAGCTACCATTCCCCTGCCTTACAAGCTGATGGGGCATTGTCTTAGCCTCAAAGCTGATAGTAATGTTAGGCTTTACACATTCCTTCCACACTTCATCTTGAGCATTGTATTTGACATAGTAACAACCAGCAGATTCACCATTAGGGTCTCCTGTGATTTCCAAAGTGTAGCCATCAGGAGCTGTAGATGGTAACAACGAGAACTTCTGGGCTACCTTAGTAAACCCAAACATAGCCTGATTGTTAAAGCCATCTGCCGTAGCAACCGAAGTAGCCCCCTGCACTCTCAGCCATGAACTGCCTGTGTCCACAGCATAACCATGATTCCTTATCTGAGAAGCCAACTGATTGACAATATAATTTACATCAATCTGAGTGGTGTGAGATTTATCAGAACCATCAGGTGTTGTATGGGAAGCTACAAGACCACCATTAATCCATACCTTGTAAGTTCGCCCATACTGTCCCTGCTTTACGTTGATTAAAGCACCCTGATAGGCATAAACATCAGGTGAACTTTCGGAAGACATTTGCGTATAGATTTCCTTATTGGTGATGAATGTATGGTCTCCAATCGTTATGCACCTCAAGGTTGCCTGTGGATTCGTTGATTCTACATAAGCTGGGTCTTCCTTCATAATCACAGGATATTTCTTTCCTGTCACATCATAAACACTAATGCTATTCTTATAGAAATAGACAAAGTATTTGAAGTTAGCGTCCCTATCAACAAAATGCAACAAAGGTGCTTCATGGTTACTCAAAGCTGATGTAAGTGCCTTGAGGTAGACTGTTGGAGGTCTCTTAACAAGACCATTAGCCTCTGTACTCCAACCATTCTCCTGTTCCTCAAGTTGTTCTGGAAGCCTGAGAATAGGAGCTTGTTGTGAGATACCAGAGACCAAATTCTTTATATTCTGTGATATTAACATGATTAAGTCCTCTGCAATACTTCAGACACACCAGTAAGATTGAGCATATTGGTGTTAGCCATCTTAATGTCATAAGAAACAATATCCTGATAAGCTGTCTGGACTGCATACTGCAAATCCTGAGATACTGTAGTGTCCCCAAAGTACCTTGTCTGAAAATCCAAAGCTGCCTTAGCAGTGATGTAGTTCTTGAAGCAATCTGGAAGGTCATCAAAGTCAACACCATAAACCACAGTTACCTCAATCGCCTTAGGGAACTCAATAGTTCCTTCAGTCATGTTGTACAACCAACTACCACGCTTGACATAAGTGTTGCCATCATTGGATTCCAAATGAATGACTGTGCTGTCCCATGCAATCTTATGGGACTTCTCGTCAGGTATCAGCGTCCTTGTAGTCTTGTTAAAGTCCCAGCCTTGTCTCTGAATGTTCCTGCTGGTTTCCTTCAGGAGCCTCCGAGCATTGATAACGTCCATATCCAAACTGTTCTCCAAAGACATAACAGGGTCACTGCCAATAGCTGACAAAATCTGATTAACAGCGTCCAGTTCCGTAGTTGTCAAAAGCATACTTTAGTCCTCCTTTAAGAATAAAAAGGGAAAGAGATTGCTCTCCTTCCCTCCTTTAGTTACTCCAAGTTACCCTTAGGCACCAGCGTTCTCAACAACACCCAAGAAAGCTGCCTCAGGACGAAGACCACCCATACCAACAGCCATCTTAGCAATCATCTGGTCTGCCTGATACTCCATTCTGCGACCAGATTCCATAGACAGGTTCTTCAGACGAAGCACACCAGCAGCAGTCTTATGGCAGATAATGATAGGGTGCTTATCAGCATACTCAGCAGGGAAAACATGACCCTCACCCTGAATCACATTAGCATTGTCATCACCGCCACGAGTGATATGTGGACACTCAATAATATCAAAGCCAGCCAGACGAATCACATTACCTTCCAGAATAGTACCAGAAGCACCATAGTCACGATTAAGGAACTCAATGGCAGAAGCCAGTGCAGAATGGTACTCAGGGTCAAGGTACGCATAGCGGTCAGAAGCAGGAACGTAGTTCTTAGACATCTCAGCCTTAGCCTTCAGCAGAATCTGATAGATAGCCAAACCAGTCTGCTTATTGATACCAACAACACCAGAATCCAGCTTAACCTTCAGCACACCACCCTTGCCGTTACCAGCAACGTTCTCAGTAGTATTCAGGGCTTCCTTAGCCAACTCAGCCAGCACAGAAGCGTCATGGGAAATAGCCAGTGCATTACCCAACTCAGCAGCATAAGGGGAACGGAAGTCATAGTGAGCGATGAACTCATCAAGGTCAAAAATCATAGTGTCTGCGGTCAGCAAACCATCAATCTTGATGATACGCTCATTCTGCTGAATGTTCTCCCTCAGGTCATCAAGGTTCTGACCAGCCTTGAGGTAATGAGCCTTAGTACGACCGAAAACAGGGAACTGTGCAGACTTACCAGAAGCGATAGTACGCTCCATAATGCGACCAGAGGTCACAGAAGTACGCTCAAAGGCAGTCAGGGTCTCACCCGAGAAAACCTTGAGTGCCAGTGCCAGCTTCTCAGCGTCAGTAGAAGCTGCACCATTGATTGCCATAGGATTTGCGATAGTTACATTTGCCATAGTTTTAATTCTCCTTCTTAGTCTTTTAGACTATACACATAAAATAATAATAATAAAAAGATTTACTTAGAAAATTGTAGCGTTCTTGACTTTCATCATAACGCTACGCGTGAAAGCAGGGTCTACCTGATACCGAGGGTCAGACATATCCTTTGTCATCTGCTCCATCGAAGTGTAGCCCTGAGCCTGTGCATTGGCAACTCCACCCATGATAGTAGGATTAGAAGTGCCATAGGTCTTAGCCATCTTTGCCATGAGACCATCAATAGTCAACTGAATCTGACCAAGGTTGCCAGTAGCAATAGAAGCATTGAAAGCCTCTACTACTCCCTTTGGCTGTGTCTTGATGAACTCGGTCAACTTCTGATAACCTTCATCACCACCAGCATAACCCTTTACGGTATTCACAAAGCGTTCATTGGTAGCCTCAAGTCCTGCCAAATAAGCATTGACAACACTCTCAGGAAAACCAGCGTCCTTCAGCACCTTCATGCTGTCCTCAGACAGCTTGCCATCATTACTATATTCATCAGCCAGCTTGTCAAAATCAACACCCTTGCTAGTCAAGGTTTCCTTAACATCAACATCGGTCTGCTTCTGAGTATCAATGGTCTGCTGAAGGTTATCCTCCTGAGATGGGGCTTCCTGCTGTTCCTGCTGGGTGTCCTCAGGTGTCTCTGGGTCAGCCATAGGGTCAACAGGGTTGACTGTAGCAGTCATAGTAGAACCATTGTTGGTTACAGTGATATTTGGTTCAGGCTTAGTCACCTGCTGTTCCTGCTGAGTTTCCTCATTAGGATTTACATTCTGATTGTCATTCTCCAAAATTACATACCTCCTTGCATGGCACTTTTAGTCACCTCAGGGACTGCCTGTTGTGCCATCTGCATTTGCATAGCTTGTTGTTGTTCCTGCATGATTTCTTCATCAGTCTTGACCACAGCAGAAGATTCAATTCCAAGTGCAGTAGCAATCTGCCTTAAAATCTCACCCTGCTTTACACTGGTCTGAAAAGCCTCTGGGAATACCTGAGCATACCTGATGAATGTATCTAGTTTGGTCAAATCATGACCTCTGCCAAGAGCCTCAATACCAGTGACAATAAGCGGTTCAACACCCTGAGAACCTTGAGGTAAATCAGGGATAGCACCTTCTCTTGTCATCTGAATCATGAATCTCTTAACCAATGGAAGCTGAAATTCCTGTGCCAAGATTGAGTAAATAGAACCTACAGTGTCCTCAAGTTCCCTTGCGACATATCGGATTTCCTCTGCTGTTACTCTTTCAGCGTTCCTCTGCACAGCAGAATTGAGTAAGAAAGCATAAGACAACCTAGATTCAATATTCTGAATGGCACTCTGGGTTATCTGCAAGTCTGATGTTTTGTTTGCCTGAAGTACCTGAATGTCTTCAATCTTACCTCTGACAAAAGAACCAGACTGAGCCTCTTTCAACTCTGAGATTCTTGTGACCGCATTAGGATTCACAAGATAAATGATGTTGGAAGCAATAGCTGCCACCTGAGCAACGCTCTTTGACAGTGCCTCAAGAACCTTCAGGTCTCCCAAGTATTCATCAACAAAGGAGCGTCCATAAGATTCTCCGTCCATCTTCTTCAGCCTCAGGGCAATCCAAGGACTTTTGTCTCTCGGATATTCCTGTTCACTTCCAGCAATTATGTTACCCTCAATCTCCTGATAAGACTTGTATGTGTCTTCCTCAAGATAAGTATGGGTATAAATGTCATAAGCCTTATCGGATTCAATGTTACTTGAATCACCAATGGCACTCTGAGCCTCCTGAGGTAACGCACCATAAGCCAAGGATTCCTTAGCAATAATCTCCAAGACATTACCTATGCCATCACGTTTGACAACATAGTTATTGAGCCTATAGAGCCTCATGCCCCCTTCTGCTGGTGGAAGGAATACCAAGACATTACCAGCTATAATCAACTGCAACAGAGCCTCACTAGCTGTTGTACGAATCTGATGTGTCTCCATGTATGAAGTTATCTTTCGTTCAATCTTAGCTAATGCTTCCTCCCACTGCTGTTTGGTACTGGTGTCATCACCTAAGGCACTCTCAACATCATCTCCAAGTGCCAAACGGAAGAATGGTGCATTAGGAGGAAACAGTGCCAGCATTAACTTACTGGTCAGATTGTTCACACCTCTAGCACCAATGGATTGATAAGGTGTCTCATAGTTCGTAGAGGCACTATCGGTTGCCTTAGGGAAAGCCATAGGAATAGTATATTTTGCACACTTCTCGGCTCTATCAGTGTATGGTCTCCTATCACCCTCCATCTTTGCATACCGCGTTTTGGCTGTCTCTACATTGTGGTCAAACAGTGCTACACTCATAAGTTAATACCACTGCTTATACCGCCAGAGCCATTAGCAGTTCCAGACACCATCAAAGAAGCCTTGCTGTTACGCTTCTTCTTTTTGGTATCATTTGTCTCACTCTTAGTTGCCCCCTCGACCGCTGGTGCAGCAGCAGCAGCAGGAGTAGGAGCTTCAGGTGCTTTAGGTTTACTGAAAATACTTCCCATGACTTATACACCTCCCTTGTATATGTCTTCACTCTGAACCAGCAGAGACTTAATGCCACTATTCTTCTTAGAGGAAGACCCACCCAACTCAGGGCTATTAGGGTCTTCACTGGAAGTAGAGGCAACCAAGTCTCTGCCTGTGAGTTCCGTATTCTGCACCTGTGGAATATCAGGTGTGAATATCTTCTTAATGAATCCCATTGTCTTCCTCCTGCTGTGCCTGAATTGCCTCAAGTCTCTCTACAATTGAATTAATACCAGCAAGGAAACCCATAGACATATCAGCGTTTTCCACTGCATTACAAGCCTCCAAAGCATGAATAACATTAGGGAGACTATATACTTCCCTAAGATATACACACAGTTCCTTAGAGACATAAGGGATTTTCATTTCATCATTAAAGTTCATTATCTATTACCACCTTTGCGTATGTTGGGTAAGTTTCCTTAAACCCAAACTTCTTGTACCCATTAGTCACCATCTGTGGATTTTTCTGAAAGAAGCACCCAGAGGTGATAATGGTTGCATTAACTTCCTTAGCAATCTTATGTAGCTCAGAGATTGCATAACGCTGAAGACCATGAAAGCCTTTGACAGCAAAGACAAACACCTCAGATAAGATTGTCTCAGGTGTCCACCATGTAGATGAATACTCAAAGCATAAAATTCCACAGAACTTATCGCCCTGATAGAACTTCACTACCTTTTGGTCTCTACTCATAAACTTTAGATTCCTTATGACCCACTCCTTGTCCCAGAAGCGAACCACATCGGAACACTCAGATAAGTCTATGTTTTTCATGGTCTCCCAGAGGATTTCAATTTCCTCATCGGTCAATTCTGCTCTGTAGGTTTCCATAAGATTACCTCATTGTTCTCAGCGTCCCAATCCTCAAACAAAAGGATTCTCGCCATACGAGCCTGTTCAATAGCAACATCTTCAGACAGACCCGCTTTCTCATAAGTAGCCACCACAGTAGCCCAAGAACAATCCTTTTCTAATAAGCGTTCTGCTGTGACCTTGCCAACTTTAGGACACCCAGAGTAACCATCAGTTACATCACCAGTCAATGTCTGTGTCAGGAAATTCCTATAGGCTTCCTCAGGTGTCACATAGGTAAACGTGTCTCTGATGAAGTCATAATGATACCCATAGATACAGTTCATATCCTTGTCTCCACTGATGATGATACACTTATCCAGCATGACAGGATTTGTAGCCATAATACCAATGCAGTCATCAGCCTCCAATGAATCAACCTCTATAGCATTACCAGTTTCCTTCACCCAAGACACCAAAGCATGATATGCTACTGGCTTACGTTTACCAGCACGATTAGCTTTGTATGAGGGATTGAGTGTCTTACGGAAATTGTTCTTACCAGAAAAGAAGAACTTGATACTGTAAGTGCAATCAAACTCAAGGTGTCTCAAGGCACTCTCAACAGCCTTATCAAGAATCTCTGCAAAGCGAGCCTTAGCTTCCTCAAGGTCAACATGGAGCGTCCAAATCTGCCCCCAGTTCACCTCAAGTTCACAAGAGGAACAGGCACGAAACGCAAACATATCCCCATCAATCAAAAGGTTTATATGCTTCTTCATTAGCTTTCTTTACTCCTTCCTTAAAATCGAAAAAAGGCAGTATAGCAACAGCCCCATTACACTCACCGCAAATCAAGGCAACTGTTTCACCTTTAGTATCTAAATCAATATGGAATATGTTATTTTCACATTCATGACATCTACATCTAAAATGAAAGTCCATGTTCATTATCTCCTTCCACGCATTGACAATAACCAATTAGCTTTTGCCATAATCTTTTCATCTCTCGGAAGATGAAACCCTGTGCTACCATCAAAGTCTTTAAATTCTTTGGCATAGATAACCTTATCTGCTATCTCAGGGTATTCTTCCTGCAACTTTACAAGTTCCTTTGCCCACCTTGCCCATGTTGCGTCATCAACAATATTGTCATCTAACTCATAATAAATGGCAGAGTGAACAACCATCTGCAATCGCCTTTGCTGAATCTTCTCAGCTATTGTCTGCTGGTACATAAAGACCACACCGACAAGCCTTATGTTCCCTCATAGGCTTACAAGGGCAAACAGTATTATCATTATGGTTTGGCAAACAGGGACAATAGGGCTTCCCATAGGTCTGCTCATTCTTCCCCAGCTTCTCAAGTACCTTGAGTACATGAGTTGCCTTAGGGTTGACCTTCATACCATAACGTTCAGCATTTTTCTCAGTTTCATACGTTGCATTGTAGTCAAGCAAAATAACAACCTTCTTCCTTACAGTCACCACAAGGCATTTTACAATACTTAAAGACTTCAGGACATAACACCCTCAATTCATTACGAATCTGATGTGCCAATTCTCGGTGTTCTTTAGACGCTCTCTGGCACATCCGTTTTGGCAAATACTCAAACCATGCCCTGAAGTTACCAGTGACAACCAGCTTGTACTCAACCGCTTTAGGCAATACATAAGCAGCATTTTCATAAGAGACACCATTAGCCAACAGTTTGTCATAAGCGTCCAAAGCCTCAAGGACAGCCTTATTAATGCTGGCATTGTCAGAGTAACGAATCCCCTCTAACTTACTACCTCTGCTGGACTGTACTGTAAAGCTAAGGTGTCTATGCCTTGTCATCTGCAAAAGCACAGTGAGGCTACAAGTCACCTCAAAGGTTGCATAACAATGCTCCAAGACACTCAAATGCCCTGCCTTAACAATATGGTCAATAACCTTATCAGTAGCTTCCTTCTGGTAACACTCACCAGCAGCAACCTTCAGGAGACCCATAGGATTCTGGGTTGCCGAAAGTAACTCAGCGTGTACCATCAGTTGCACCTACTTTCCGCGGATTCTTCTTGAGGTCAATGGTTGCACCGCACTTACAAATGACAGCCATTATAGCCATAGAATAACCTCTCAACAAAACCTTGCCACACTTAGGGCACTTAACCTGTTCTTTAATCATATTATCAATCCTTCCTTGTGTTTCTTTTCTTATTGTGTGCCAATTAAATCAATGGCAATCACACCAGTTTTTACCGATTTTACCCTCGGTATCTAATTGCATACGAAAAGAAAAGAAGCTCTGTGCAGTACGCATAGCGTTCTGAGCTTCTTCTACAACAATATCTGCAATTTCTTTTGTCCTGCAAGCAACCTGAATTTCATCATGTACCCATGCCATGTACGCAAAGTCTCCGTCCCAACCATGTCTGAGACCACGTTTAATCAGGTTCTTTTCGGTTTCCACAATCCACTTTTTGCAAATCAAAGCACCTGCGGATTGCAATAATAAATTGAGTGCAGAATGGGGAGACCTAACAGCCAGAAGTCTGCCATCAAGTCCCTTGAGGTAATGCCGTTTCCATCTGACAATCTTACCTCTATCTGTCTCAACAATAGCGTTCTGAACAGCGTCCCTGAGATTCTTGATTGCTGGGGTTGCCTTGAGGAACTTCCTCTTAATCTGCTTACCCTCAGCAGAATCACCGCCAATAATCTTACCAATCTTAGAATCGCCAGCACCGTATAAAAAGGCATAGATGAATGTCTTTGCCTGATTTCTCTCAGGCAGTCCAGCAGCCTTTTGATTCATTGTATGTATGTCTCCATTAAGGATTGTATGGGCATACTTACCGTCATCATAAGGGTACATAAAGTGTGCAAGACACCTAAGTTCAAGACCACAAGCGTCTATGCCAGCCTGATACCAGTCACCAGCGTTCCACAAGGTTCGACATTCAGCACCATAAGGACTGCCCACATGAGGCACTTGTGCAACATTAGGTGTACTATGGGTTGCTCTGCCACTCACAGCACCATTAGGGACTACTCGCCCATGTATGCAACCAGTATCTTCATCATAAGCGTCAATCCACGCATTACTGCCATCAGCAATCTGACCCAACCTCTTTTTCAACATCAAGGATTCCTGAATGAGACTTGCAATCTCCTTCAGTTCCTCTGGGCACTCAGGGTCAGCCTTAATGTAATTAAGGGTTTCATCGTCCATCTTGAGCCTATAGTTCTCCAAGTTTGGATTTTCGTCCATGTCTGGAATATCATATAGGTCATAGTTATCTGGATTGTAGTTATACATCTTCCTAAAGACATACTCAATCTGAGTACGACTATTAGGATTGAATGTCTTGTAACGCTGAATAGGAACACCAGCCTTATATCCAAGACGCTTATTGTCACGCTTAGGCACAAAGATTTTGTCTGGTATCTCAGGTATCTTAGCAAGAAGCTGTGCTGAAATAACCGACTGCTTCTCCTGAAGTTCCTGAGCCAAACTCTTAGCACCCTCTATGTCAAACTTAAAGCCGTTACGTTCCTGTTTAGCCATCAGCCATGCTACTTCATGCTCCAACTGTATAGCCTTTTCAGAGTAAGGTTTAGCCATCAGCTTTTCATAGAGTGCCTTTGTTACCCATACATCTTGTTCATTGTAGTCAAGCATTTCAGGATTGAACACTGCCCATGCGTCTTCCTGTTCACCATAAGTACCTTTAAGTTCCCCTAAGCGATAACCCCATGCCATCAGCTTATGAGACTTATAGTAGACCTTAGGCAACTTGCCTGACTTCATGAGACCAAGGTCAATAGTCTCTATGTTTGAGTAAATGAGACGAGCAAGTACCAAGGTATCTACAACCTGTGATTGCTGGTCATAAGATACCTTGAATATCTCTGGGTACAATTTCTCCAAGGCAGGAATGTCATAGTTGATGATGTTGTGACCACAAATCTCTCCGTTGTCATCAAGTTCCTTCTGCAACATCTTGACACCTTCCACTACATTCGTAGGGTCAAACCGCCACATCTTAGCTGTCTTTGTGTCATAAATGCACATACAATGCAGAACCTTTACGTTCTTCAGGAGACCATCAGTCTCAATATCAAATATCAACATTCTTTCATCACTCCTTAGTTGTCATTGTCTTCCTCAAGTATCAAGTCATTAATTGGTAATGCCTTGATACGCTCAATCATCTTGTGACCCTCTCCGTTACCTCCAAGTGCCTCATAAGCGTCACCCATCTGTAACAGAGAAGTCTTAATGTACGAAGGGATTGCCCCAAGGTCACAGAAGTATTTGCCAGACTGCAAAATGCGGTCACGCAACAGTGCCATAATAGCCAACCTCTGAGCGTCATTAATCTCCTTCTTGTGTTTGTCTCTCTCCACATTCTCTGCTTTCCACTGCGACATATAGCGATAAAACCAAATGCCAAATGGAATGATTACCACGTTTGCAAAGCTGAGAAATAAAGAGATGTTCTGATAATCGTTAATTTCAATCTACCTCTTTCTTTTCTTCTTGTGTGCCAATTAGAAATGAATGTAATGAGAATAGAATCTCTTAGCTGCTTCCTTCTGACGAGCCTCAGAGAAATTCTTGATACGCTTCAGATACCCAATGATACGCGTACCATAACCTACGTTCTCACTGCCACACTCCACACACCCCTTAGTTGTCTCAGGGTTGATGTAGCCACAGTCATCACAAATTGTGCAAAGGACATTGGTAGTCCAGTAAGGTACACCGCTTTTCCTGCACAACTCAAAAAGTTCCACAGCATTAGCGATAGACGGAATCTGCTCCAAGTTCAAATGCAGTGCAGAGCCACCATCAAGGGAATCCGTGATTTCCTTACCATACAACTTAATCTTATCCAAGATACTCAGACTTGTGTCTTCCACTGCATAGAAATAAGAGTTGTAGCAAGGACGAGGAACAGCATATCCCTCAGCCTTATCCCACTTAGCGTTCTTTACACCAAGGTTCTCAGCAGGAACTAATTCAGTGTTGAAGCGTACACCATAGTTTTTCAGACCTTCCTTGTTGGTCTCCTTGAAGACACTCAAAATATCTGCCAGCCACTTTTTATACTGTGGATTGTCACTGATGGTGTACCCAAGGTACTCAGCAGCCTCCACCAGACCATTAACACCGATTGTCAGGAACTGCTTATCCAAATCCATAAAGCCAGCAGTGTAAGCAGGGAGCAACCCAGCGTCAATGTACTCCTGATAGATAGCCTTAGAAGCTATGAGGTACTTATGTACATCACGAATAAAATCTCGCAAATAAGGCTTAATGTCATTCCCTACTTGCATGAACGTAGCGTCCTGCACAAGCCTGTTCATGTTAATGGTGATTACCTGAGCAGAACCTGTGACAACACCACCAGCACCTAAAGTGTAACTGAAGGTATTGTCAGCCAGCTCATTACGCAATCTGCAACATGAAGCCAGCGAATCAACTGAATCAGACATATAAATGAAGAAACTGTTGCCTCTTGACATTTGGTAAGCACATATATCCCTAAAGTTCACATCAGCGAAACCGTTAGGTGTTTTAAGAAAACTTGCAGTCACCACAGGGAACGTAAGCAACTCCTGCTTTCTCTCCCTACGAAACCAATCCAAGAAGTACACCTGAAGTGCCATGACAGACTTCAGGTCTGGCTGAGTACCATCAGGATAATAGAAGTCACCAAACATTTCCTCAAGGTATGGAGTGTCAAACACAGAGATATTCCAGAATACACTCTGGTCTCCCCTTGCCGAAGATGGCTGGTTGAGACCATACACAACACCCTGAAGTTCCTGAGTTATCTCCTTCTTATGGGTGTCAAGGTAATCAGCACCATAGGTCAGCCTCGCAAAATAATCAAAGTAATGCAGGAACTCCACTGTTGCAATAGCACCAGCAAAATTAGCTGCAACCTGATACACAAGGTTCACAAAGGAACCACAGAAACTCTGCAAGTTTGTAGGTGCCTTAGAGACACCTCCGATACATTTAGTACCCTCAAGTAAGAAAGGGTACAAAGTGATGGAAGCACAATACGGTCTGAGGCTGGTTTCATCATGGACATACATTTTGTGAGATGTAATGTCCTGAAGATAATCCTGAGCCACACTTTCACCAAACAGTTCCACCAGCTTTTTCTGCACCTTATCACGATTAATCTGAATTGTGTAAGGCTTAAACAGTTCTGCCTCCATCGTAGCCACAGTCTTAGTAGTAACATTGGCATTGGAATCTACCTCTGAACCAGTAGAGGCATTAGAGGCATGAGCATAAGAATCAATAAAATTCTCTCGGTCAACAACCTGAGAATGATTCAAAATCCATTTCATATCCTAAACCTATATGTCTCGTCCAGCAAAGTGAGCAGTTTGTCACCATTTGGATAGTCGACATACACCTTTCTGTAAAATTTCTGATTTGTGGTATCAGAAGACAATCCTCCCAAATTCGCCTGATAGCTGCCTGTCTTTATCCAAGTCAGATTAGAGTTTCTGACAATGAAGTTGTTACGAGCCTCATCATCACTGCCACTATAAAGGCACACTGGGGCAACCTTAGCCAACGTATTGATAATGTTTATCAATCTGAACATACCAATGTTGTTGGTGGTTCCACCCATAAGCACAATAGCATTGGCACCTTTTGCAACTGCGTCCTCCGCAAGTTCCTTCAAGGCACTCAGGTCTGTCTTAGGTGACACAGGGTTCCAGAGGTGTGGAGAATGACACCCTTCACAATGCTGGGTACATTCACCTAACTCTACATAAAAAGATACCCTGTCAGGAACTTCTGTCAGAGTAACCCCTGTGCTATAAACTGGTACTAAAATTGGCATGAATCATCTTCCTTTCCTTGCTTAATTTCAAGAGGGTCTACATCCTCTATTACATTCTTACTCTTGTTGAACCTCAGATACCCTGCGAGACCTGTGTTGCCAGTGAAGCGACACTTCAGAACCCTGAGTTTCAAAAGGTTCCTCTGGTCATCATCATCTGCCTGTTGGTTCCTCTCAAGTGCCAGTACAGTGTCTGGAAGTTGCTTCAGGGAACCTGAGCCTCTTAGGTCATCTAAGGAAATAGTGCCACCCTGTTCAAATGGAGTGGTCTTTGTATCACCTTTACGAAGGTGTGAGACAACAACAATCCCTGCACCTGTTTCTTCCACAAGTGCCCTGAGTTGTGTCATCAGCATATCAATAGCCTTGCGTTCATTCATGGAACTTTCGTCCAATCCTGACACCGCTATTGATACATGGTCAAAGATGATAAAATCACAGTTCTCACTGGTTATCAGGAAGCGTATCTTCTCTAGTAAATTGCCAGATTCAATGCTCCCAAAGTGGTCATAAAGACAAAAGCCTCCATCACCAAACACTTCATCATAAGCTGGCTTCAGCAGTTCTTTGTCAATGGTATTCCACTGCAAATGAAGCGGTGTCTGACAAGCGATAGACATTAAGTCCCTCAAGGTCTTGTTTTTATTTTCCTCCAACATGACCATGCCAATCTTCAGACCATCGTCCATCTTCAACTTAAAGGCAATCTCTCTTGCCATAGTTGACTTGCCGATACCTGTTCCTGCCGTAAGCAACAGCATTTCACCTTTGCGTAACCCTTGTGTCATTTTGTTTAATCCAGAAGCCCAAGGGAACTCATAGGACACAATGTTTGCCTCCTGTGAAAAAAATTCATCTTTGAGGTCTTTAGCATTAATAATACCATCTGGTCTGTATTCAGTAGCGTTCCATATCGCTCTCACCACTTCATCTGCCTTACCATTAAGAAGACACTCATTTGGGTCTTTCAATGGCAGCGTAGCAATCTTCAACTTGTGAGGTGGAAGAATACCAGACACAGACCTGACAGCCTTATGTCCTGCCTCGTCCATATCAAACATGACGATAACTTCATCAAAGCCCTGAAGCCACTCAGCCTGAGCCTTGAAGATTTTCTTAGCACTCCCAGCACCAAAAGGTACTGAGACAACTGGATATTTATTATCCTGAATCTGAGATACTGTAAGACAATCAATCTCTCCTTCAGTGATTACCAGCTTGCGTCCTTTAGGAAACAAATGCTGACCAAAGAAAATATCTTCCTGATTACCACGAATAGAAAACTTCTTGTCCTTAGTCCGTGTCTTCTGGAAGATTGTCTTACCATCTCTTTTGTAATTGGCTACCTGAATAGGATTCCCAAAGTCATCTCTGGTAACAAAGTAGCCATACTTCTGACAAGTAGCTGAGGTTATTCCTCTAGCTTTCAATGCCCTGATTTCCATTTCAGAATCAGGGATAACACCTTTCGTAGAGGACATTGACCTCTCGCCTCCTTTAGATTCCTCATGTAACCATGTGTGTTTCTCACAGACAAAGCAATACTTATGGTCTGTATAGATTGTGGCACCATCACTGGAACCACAGAACTCACATGGTACATGAGCCTTTACTATTTCTGACATTTAATCACCCACAATAGGTAAATTAAGTTCACCAGCAAGTACCTCAAGGGCACTTCTCTGGACTGGATTAAGCTGTCCTTCACACTGTCCCATTACCAAGACACATACATGGTCAATAGCACCCTTAACAGTAGGGTCACAGAACTGAGTGTGATGAATACCTTCCTCCATAGTTCCATCAGAGTGAAGCAGATAGTTGTAGCCAACGCTAAACCACCCTTTCTTCATCTGTAATGGAGCATACTCCTTCAAAGGCATATCAGCCTTTAAGTAGGACAACATGATACCCTTAGTGGTCTCACGTTCCTTAAACTTTATAAAAGGTAACTGTGCAGTCATTTCTTACTCTCCTTTTCTAAGAGACCTACGGCACTGTTACGTTTCTTTCGCTCTTTAAACCAGCTTGCAGGTATGCTTTTACTTGCATACTTAAAGCCGTACTTCTCGCACCAATCTGCATAAGTTGTCTTAGACCCCTTGTACAATTTGTTCCGAGGGTTACTAAAGACAAACCTTATGTCAAGATGTGGATATTGAGATTTGATAAGCAAATGTTTCTTCCTGTCATCAGCTTCAAAGAGACCTTTAGCCTCAATGATGATACCATTAGACAAAATAAAATCTGGGGTGTACTTATGGACACTTTCAGGAATCTTGTAGGTCAAATAATGTGATTCATAGACCTCTTTCCCTTCATAGCTTTTTATCTGTTCAGCAATCTTGTCCTCAAGTCCTGACCTGTGTCCATGTGAAGGTTTGTAACTCCACTTTCCACCCTTCAGGAAGCTGTTACTCAAAAGTCAGCTCCATCTGGAATGTCATCATTGTCATCAAAAGGTGTCCCAGTAGACACCTCAGCTTCAGCCTGAACATAGCCTTCCTCCTGACCAAAGCCAAGAGAAGAAGCAGAAACATCACCATCTTCTACCAAATCAAGAATCTGCACACCAGTCAAACGCAAGGACACACCATAGTTCTTGTCATTCATATAGAATGGAGACAGCTCATAGGCAATCTTACCCTTAGTACCATTACCAACACTGGTGATACTATCAGTAATGCAGTTGCCCTTAGCGTCAAAGATAGGCACTTTGCGTTCCCACTGACCCTTCTTAGTGTCAATGATGTGTGTCATCTTGAACTTGAAGTAGTCATCGCCATTGTACTCCTTCATGCCGTTGGAATACTCATACTTGTACTTGTGCTTCTTCCCTTCCTCAGATTCAGCAAACTTAGACCACTCAGCGTCAATATCAGCCAGCAGCTTTGCCTTGTCCTTCTCGTTCAGCTTCACGCTGACAGAAAACTTATTGGTAGACTTCCCCTGAAACACTTCAGGAGACTGTAAATGAGCGAAATAAAACTCTCCGATACCAGTAGTACCCTTTTTTAAATTCTTAGCCATAATTTGATTACTTCCTTTCAAATTTGAAATTTGTTTTTCTTTTCTTATTGTGTGCCAATTAGATTACCCTCGGCACTTCATGAGCCAGTTGAACCACTTCAGCCTCTCAACATACGCATTGTACTCAAGCTGAAATGTTCTCTGAATAACAAGTTCCCAAGGTTTATCCTCATTTCTCTCCATAGAACTCTTATGAAGATTTACCCTACCCATGTGTGGATAACGTTTCCTGAAGTGTCTCAGGAATCTATAGGCTTCTCTGGAAGTCTTAAACATCTTGAACAACCTAGCTGTCCAAGGTTTATTAGGGTTATCCTTACGATAATAGACACCCTCATATATGGAGGTCTTCTTACAATCCTTATCATTCATGAGGATTCACCTTCCCACCTGTGGCAACCTGATGTAGCCATTCAGCATACTTGAGGATTTTATATGTCTCCTTGTCAACCTTATCCTTCTTCCCAATGCGAGAAGCATATTTGATAATGTTGCCTCTCAGGAAACCCATGAACTCGTCAGGTGTCATGCAGGACTGCATAAGCTCAATGGGTTCAACATCACCTTTGTAGTGTCCATCATACATACCTTAGTCCCTCCCTGTGCTGCCTAAGCCACCTGTGCCACGAACAGTTTC